GCTGAGGATGCAGCTGCATTCCAGGGCGATGGCACGAGCACCTATGGTTCCATCACCGGAATCATGCCACGCATCAAGGCACTCTCTGGAACATTCTCCAGCATCGCCTCGATGGTTGTCGGTCCATCCGGATCACAGACTGCACTCTCCAGCTTTACCCTGGCGAACTTCCAGTCGATGGTCGCGAAGCTTCAGCCATATGCCACGCAGCCACGCTGGTACATGCACAAGCAGGTGTTCTACAACGGCGTCGCAGACAAGTTGATTGCACTCTCCGGAAACAGCATCATGGACATCCAGAATGCTTACGGTCCTGAACCAACACTCTTCGGTATCCCGATCTCGTTCGTTCAGAACATGCCAAGCGCAACGGGCGTATCCAAGACGATGGCAGTCCTCGGAGATCTCTCCAAGGGTGTCGCGTTCGGCGATCGTCGTGGTGTGAGTGTTGAGGTCTCCGACCAGGTCAAGTTCATCGAGGATGCGCTTACCTTCAAGGCAACCGAGCGCTATGCGTTCAACTGCTTCGATGTCGGAAACGTCACCGCGACAGTGGCCGATCAGGTTCCTGGTTCCATCATCGTTCTCCAGGCTGCCGCTTCGTAGGCTGTCTGACTTCGCAGTCAAGGGGAGCGGGATACCATTCCCGTTCCCTTTTTGTTTTTAGGATGTACACATGCCACTCACAAGAACTCAAGCACTCGACCGACTCGCATGGATGACCGCATCCGACCAGTATCCGTTCCTCGATTCGACCGCTCTACAGCAGCTCGTGGACGATCACGCTCGCTGGACCGTCTGGACCGCATCCACAGCCTTCGTCGTTGGCGACATCATCATCCCGACTGTCGCGAATGGCAGACTGTACCAGTGCGTGATCGCAGGGACATCGAGCGCCACTGAGCCACAGTTTCCGCAGTGGACCAGGACAACCGGCTACAGCGTCAATGACGGATCAGGTGACCTCTTGTGGCAGGACATCGGTCCCGCGAACGTCGAGCGCTATGACATCCGCACAGCTGCGCGACAGGGCTGGATTCGCAAAGCGTCCAGCATCACGCACCTCATCGATGTGAAGGACGGTCAGGTCGACGCTAAGATGGCCGTGCTCCGTGAGCATTGTCTCGACCAGGCGAAGCGCTTCTCACCGATGGTGTTCGTATGATCCCGGCAGCTTACAGCACAGCGCTCAAGAACGCGATCCAGGCGTATTCGTACGCAGACCGTGTCGCGATCTGGCGAACCGTCAATCAAGCAGATGGCATCGGTGGCGTGTCACAGCACTGGATACAGGTCGCTGAGATTCGTGGCACGATATCCAACACCGGCGATACCGAAGGCGTGGTCGGTGGCATGATCGAGCAGTCTGGTACATGGACGCTTACGTGTTCACCAGACGTCGAAGTCAAGGCCGATGACAGAATATACACCAGCGGGAATCCACAGAACCTCGCGCCATACTACGAGGTCATCGGATCAGACTACGGTCACACGAACGCAGTCAGTCAAACCATCGGACTCCGCGCCAGGACAAACGGCTAAGTGTATCCACTGCGTGGTGCAAGCTTCGCTGTCATCGCACCATGATATGAGTGAAGTTATTGATGGGGTGTATGCATGAGTCCTGAGATGTGGGTCCAAATCGGAATACAGGCGTTTATCACGACGGTGTCAATCGGTGCCGCTTGGGTGGCATTGCAGGTCAGGCTGACGCGCCTGGAGACTCAGGTGGCACACATCATCTCGACGCTTGATGGACAGCAGCAGGAAGTGCGCCGCATCGAACAGCGACTCGGTAAACTCGAAAACAAGGTCAGCGCGTTGGAGGCAATCATACAAAGATGAACTCAATATCAATCAAGAGACTCGTGGTCGTTGTGATCGTGGCTTTTGCAGCTGCTTTTACTTCTGTTTTCGGTGACGGCATCCGCACATCCGAAGCACACGACATCAGCGAGCTCGGCGCAGTGATGGCACTCTACGGCTCGAAGGCGGTAGCGGCGGGTGTCTCCGCTGCGGTTAGCAGTGTGTTGGCGTTCTTGACGATGCCGTTTAAGGGTGTCGAGGCAAGTGCGCTGAAGGTGGGCAAATGAACCTGCAAAACTATAGGTTAGAACCTAACCCGAACAGCCCCGGTGATTGGATTGTCTTTGGTGACATTTGTGATGATGCTGGCAATATTCTCGGCACGTTTGGTGAGAATGGAACAAGCGTATTCGGTTGGTGGGTTTTGCAGGATGCTCAATTTCAGCAGAACTATTCCAATCAGTTTGCGGTAATCATGGCTCAAGAAATCGTAGCAGGGACGGCTGAATAATGGCAACTTATTACATTAGAACAGACGGAAGCGATTCTAACGCAGGCACTGGCCCTGCTACCAATCAAGCGTGGCAAACCATCGGCAAGGTATTCGGGGCTGCATCAGTTGTAACTGGTGGAGACATTGTTTATATTGCTCCCGGTACATATACAGAAAAGATTACTGTTGCCGCAACATCACCAACATCACAAGTTCAAATTGTAGGTAATCCAACGGCTAGTCAGTTCAGTGGAGTGTCTCCCGGATTTGTAAAGTTATCCTCATTCAATACAGCAGGTACTGCTGCTGTATTTAGTTCGTCATTCCTAATTTCAGCAACAGGTAAGGATTACTATTCTTTTTCAAATATGATATTTGAAGAAAATATGGGCGGTAGTCCAGACAGCGGAATGGCGTTTTTAGAAAGTCGATATATAAGCTTTAATCGTTGTGTATTTACGAGTAATAACACAGCAGCATCACCAACAGCGTCGATGCTTCGATGTACAGCAAAAACATCAACCGCATTGGATTTGACTGTAGAAAACTGCGTATTTGCTGAATCAGCCAGCTACCATATATCCTGTGTTGGTCAATCAATATCAACCGACACGACAGTCATTAGAAACTGTTTATTTTTGTCTTGCGCAATCGCTATCTACCCAATTTCAATCACAGCAAAGATTTTTAACTGCGCAATAATTGGTGGCAATCTAGGGGTTTATCAAACCTCCGGATCAGCAAATGCCACAGTGACAGTGACAAACTGTTTGTTCAAATCTTTAACCACAGCCATACAGTCAACGACAGGCAACGGGACACAAACATATAACAGATTCATAGCATGTAGTACCTCAGTTACAAATGTTCCAACATCGGTAACTAGTACAACAACTGGTGTTGCTGGTATCGAACAGTTTTTTACTCAGCTAACTGGATTGAGTAATTTACAACCATATACGAGTTATTTGAACAGCCCAAACACATCGTTCGGTACGGCGACAGGTGCGCCTTCTACTGACATGTACGGTGTAACGTGGACTGGTACAAGTCCAGATGCGGGACCAGGTACATATCGTCTTATTGGTTCAGTGAGTCCATATATACCATCAGAGCGCAACGCTTCAACCATCATTATCGCTCCTGGAAGCACCTCACAATCTATCGAACTCTATCTAGGTGCTACAGGTCTAACAGCCTCCACGAGCGGTCTCACAGCCCGATACAACCGCACAAGGACTGCTTCTGTAAGCATCCCTCTAGTAGCCCGTACAATCGCTCAGGCGTGGACTTCTGGTGGATTTGCCGAGGTAGACGCTACTAACATGCCGGGTGTGTATCGCCTCGACGTACCTGATGCTGCGCTTGCGGCTGGCGCATCTGATGTCACTATTGTGGTGCGTGGTGCCTCTGGTACTAACGGCGCGGTGCTGACGGTCACGCTTTCCTCTGGTGGATTGACGGCAGCGCAGACAGCCGCAGCAGTCCTCGATGCTGTTGGTTCCTCTTATGTCACTGCTGGTTCGATTGGTTATTCAATCCAGAACAGCAACGTGGCAAGCATCAGTAGTAGCACAGCGGCAGCCGATGAGCTCGAAGGCGCTCTGCTTCATAACGGAACAGACTACATCAGCGCAGATCTGTTGACGCCAGTGTCAGCTGCGACCAGCGTACACATCGGACCTTATCAGCTCCTGGCTGATGGCCTTGGAGCAGATCAGCCGCTCGATGTGAATGTAGGAACCGCGACATCCATCGATGTCCAGGTCACTGATGCGAATGGCACAGGCATCGACATCACTGGTGCGACCGTCACAGCGAAGGTCTACAGCTCAGCGGGGTCACTTGTGGCGAC